GTGGGTGGGTCGGCCACGCCAGAGGTGACGCGGTCAAGGAGCACTTCCGTGCTGGTCACGTAGTCATCAATCTTGGGGACAAGGTTGTTGATGGTGCCTGACTGCACCTGAAAAGTCACCTTGGTAGACCCGCCGGAGGTCCGCAGGGCTACGTTCACGATCTTAAACGGATGCCCGGCTTCCGCCTGTCCGTCTCGTCCAGGGAACGGATTGGCCGCGTCGATGGTGAACCCGCTGTTCGACGAGTCGAAGTTGTAGCCGACTCCGGGTTGGATTTTCATCAGGCGGCGGCGTAGACGGCGGAGGGGTAGCCTTCGCGGTTGAAGCGCAACTCATACTGGACCTTATAGAGCAGGCCGAAGTCCTCGAAGGAAACCTGAGCCAAGAGCAGTTGGTTCTTCCCGCTGATCGTGAAGGACGAGCCCATGTAGGAAGGGACTAGGTCACGCGAGGCGAAGCTACCGTTGCCGGAGGTCTTGCCCACGGCGTTGCGCATATTGTTCACGAAGGCCGAACTGGTCGTGTAAATGACGCCGGAGAGCGAGCACTGCGGGGCGAGGTAACTGGTCTTGCCGTAGTAGTCCTTGAACTCAGGCTTCTTGAAGCCGAGGAACTTGCGTCCAGTAGCCAGTTCGAAGGTCGCTCCGTTGTTGCCCGCGTATTCGGTCGGGGTGGTTCCCGCGACAGCGGCATAAGCAGGAGTAGCAAGGGAACCAGTGCCGACGCCTGCGATGGGCGAGCCGGTGAAGCCAGTGGCGAGTTCGAAGAAGTTAGGGTGGGTGGTGATGCTTTCCGAGGTCAGGCCCTGCGAGCCGGTGATCTGCGGGTCGGTGTAGGACGCACCGCCGTCGATGCCGACATAGTCCACCGTCAACGTCGCGACTCCGAGGGCGTCATAGGTGATGCTGTAGCGGTGGGCGGCGCAGTTCGCGTCGATTGGGCAGGTCGAGCCGCGGTTGACGACCGAGCCGAGGGAGGCGCTTGCGTCCGCTTTCCAGACCACGGTGGCCGTCAGCAGGCCGTAGCCGTCGTCGGAGATTTTAGCCCCTGGCTGTTGGACCGGGGTCGTGAGGGCGTTGCCTGTCTTTACGATAGCCATAAATTATTTGCCCATGAGCAGGGCGGCTCGGGAAGGGGTGGAGTTCATCCAAGAGGTGGCACCGGGGTCGCCCGCAATCTTCTCGAGGATGCTGTTCGTCTTGCGCTGCTCTTCGAGCTGGGCGTTCATGGCCTCCATGACCGGGTTCGCGCCAACGCCGATGACGTTGCCGAATCCTTCGGGGCCTTTGAAGTCTCCGGCCTTTTGTATAGGCTTGGATGTGTCAATGTCTTCAACAATCCTCTTTCCCTCTGGAGAGTTCTTATAAAAATCAAGGGCGTCCTGCTGTAGTCCTTTGTCCCGAGAGATGCTGGAAATGCTTTCTCCGGCCGCCAGACGGCGCTTAAACTGATCGGGCAAGACGAAGTCCTTGAACTCCGTGCTGGTCAGGACTTGCTTGGTAATCTCGGCACGGCCCTCCTCGGCGAGCCGCTGCTCTTCTTTTAGTTCGGCGCGACGCTTGAAGAATGAAGCGGCCTTCTGTTCTTCGCTTGTGGCGAACTTGCTTTCTCCGCGGGCCAGCAAATCAAGGCCGTCACGGGCGTCCTGCTTTGCTTTTTCGATTGCTCCGGTGATATAGGAAATCGCACCCTGTAGAAGGATCATCGGGGCGGTGAAGCCGAGGAAGATGTCCTTGAACGCCGTGCTGAACTTCTTCTGGATGTCCTCGACCTGCTTGGAAAAGGACACGGTCGCCGACTTGGCCTTGTCCATGGCCTTCGGCACGTCCGACGTCGTCTTGATGTTAACTTCTAGGGATTGGGCCATCGGCTGGGGTGCTTTCCTTTGCAGGATTGGAAGCGGACTCGCGGGCCTCCTCTTCCGCCATGAAGGCTTCCTCCTCGGGAGACATGATCGCCACGTCCGCCCCCTTGCGGATAGCCAGGGCGGAGTTTAGCCAGATGGCCTGACACTCCGGCATCTCCCAAGCCCGCTGCTCAGGGATGCCCGACGCGATGAGGTTCGCCACGATGGACAACGGCCAAGGCACGCCCTTGTCACCGCCCCCCGACTTGGTCTTCGTCTGCTCCCAGAACTTCGGCCAGTCGGCCACGAGGATGTAGCCGGCGAAGGCTTCTAGCAGGCGCTCGAACTTGGCAGGGTTACGCTCCAAGGACATGATGCGCAGCTTGTCCAGCCAGCCTATGTCGCCCAGCGGTTCTTCGGCGCATACTTGGCAGGCGAAGATAAGGTCCGCAGGGGTGATGCCGCGGGAGCTGGTGACCAGCGGGGAATCGAAGGCCATCAGACGCACGCGGTACTTGAGGCACCACGGATAAAGCACTCGACCCAGCAACCGAAAAGGCGCCGGGTCGATGTAGGCATTCAGGAAGCGGCGGTCCACTTCCTTGATGCTACCCCCTTTTCAGGGGTGTCAATTAGGCAGGCGTGATGCCTTCGTAATCGACCGCAGTGATCGTGACGGCGGTGAAGCCCTTGTTCGAGCCCTTGTCGTCGACCTTGGTCACAGTGCCAACGAAGGACGCGGAGGCCGAACCAGAGGGGTAGGCCGAGAGGGTGTTCACCGTGAAGGACAGGGTCGCACCGAGGACCGGCATGGTCGTGGTCTTGGCGATGCCTTCGATGGTGATTTCCGTCTTACGGTCGTCGTAGCGGGCCGTCTTCGTGATGCCATCCTCGTCGGCCACCGTGGCCTCGGCATTGAAGGAGGACGACAGGCTGTAGGACTGCACGAACAGGTTTGCGACAGTACCCGCGACTCCGTAGATGCAGGTGGTTCCGGTAGAGATGGCGGCCATTTGTATTTGCGGGGTTTGGAATTAGGTTCAGGCGGGCAGGACCACCAGCACGTCAAAGGCGAAGGAGGTCGCCCAGGAGCGCTCGTCGATGCCCTCGTCCTCGGAGGTCATGGTCACGTCATAGCAGGCTGCGTCGGTCGAGGTGACGAAGGCAGCCTTGATGGAGGTCAGGTCACGCATATTGCCCGACAGGGCGGCGCAGCGGGCACGGTGATCGGCGAGGGTCGTGTCGTCGGCGTTGGAGAAAAGGGTGATACGGACCGAGCAAGCGTAGTTGCCTAGGCCCTCGGGGAGGTCGCCAGGGGCCCGGGCCGAGTCACAGAGCACGACCGCCTTGGGGAGGGTCTGGGTCGCGGCGCTGTCCCCGGTCAGGAAGGTGACGGTGGTCAGCCCGGTCTGGGTCGAGAGGTAGGTCGCAAGGGTGGACTCTACGATGTGACGGATGGATTTGGTGCCCATAAAGGTTTAACGGATCGTGCCGTTGTTGAAGTCGACGACGTCCCGCTTCAGGAACTTCTCAAGGTCGCGCTCAATGCGGGCGACGGCGTTCCCATAGACTAGGTTGAGGACGTGGTTCTTCGTGCCCTTGTCGTCGTTGTCGCCGATGGCGTTGCCGACGCGGATGTTGACCGCCTTCTGCGTGGAGTAGACGGACTGGATGACGTTGCCAGGGTGCTTCTTGACGTAGCCCGCAACGCCCTTGCGGCCGAAGTTCTGTTCGACCCCCTTCTTCTTGGGCTTGGGCAAGGACTGCATGGCGTTCCACCAGCCGGCCTTGAGTTTGCCGACCTCTTGCTGGCGTTCCTTGATGTATGCTTTCAGTTCGGACTTCGAACCGACGAGGAACTTGCCCATGTAGTCGCCGCGGCCTTTCTCAATCTTGGTCTTCCCTTGGCGGGTCAGACGCTTGAAGCGGTTATGCACTGGACGCAGGTCGGTCACTAGCTCGTTACCGGGCTTGCCGCTGGACTGGTTGAAGAAGTTCTGGGCCTTGCGGTAGGACCGCAGGACGTCGGAGTCCGCTACGATCTGATTGGGGATGACCGCGTCGAAACTGATGGACCGCTCCTGAGCCTGCTTCTTGGCCGTCGTGAAGTCGCCGAAGTTACGGCGCTTGGCAGCAGAGGCGAGGTTGTTGAGCATCATGGCCCCGGCAACCTTGGCCTTGCCGTTCTGGGCGGAGAAACGACTGTTGATCGGTCGCTC